CCTCCGTTTTTGCGCGATCAGCTCTGGAAGGCCCCTTAAAGTCGTTGTCCCGCAACAACTTCCGCGGCCGGGGCGAGGTCGGGTTGCGTTGTGCCGCAACGACTTCCGCGAGCGGCAGCAGCGTGGGCGCGGGAGTCATTGCCGCGCAACGCTTTCCGTGTGCGCCTCGACGTGTCGGGACGTTGCTGCGCGCCAATGGATTTGGCGGCTGCGTAGCGAGGTGCGCGGAAAGCGTTGCCGCCCAGAGGCGGTAGGCTCGTAGGAGGTCGCGCCAGAACTGTTGGCGCACAGAGGAAGTAAAGGAAAACACAGTCACCATGAGCGAATATGCGGTTGAGGCGTTCGCGCCGTCGGAATTGCGTCTGTACCAACGTAATCCGCGCAAAGGCAAGGTTGATGCGATTGTCGGTTCCCTGCTGGCAAATGGGCAGTATCGGCCCGTTGTCGTGAACAGGGGGACTCACACCGGGCGCGAGAACGAGGTGCTGGCGGGCAATCACACAGTGATGGCGTTCCGTGAGCTTGTGCAGAAGTACCCCGACGATGAGCGGTGGCATCGGGTGACGTGCTTCGTTATCGATGTCGACGAGGACGCCGCGAAGCGGATTGTGTTGGCAGACAACAGAACAGCCGACCTGGGTGGGTACGACGACGAGGTGCTGGCGGAGTTGTTGCAGGAGCTTCCTGACCTGTCCGGCACCGGCTACACCGACGAAGACCTCGACAAGCTGCTGGCGGGGAGCATTGTTGACGGCGATGCTCCAATCGAAGAGCCGCCGGTGGTGTTCGGGGTTGTTGTTGAGTGTGACACTGAGGCGCAGCAGACGCTGCTACTGGAACGCCTTGATGCAGAAGGGTTTCGGGTTAGGGCGTTGATGTGAGGGTTGACATTGATTTGACGCTTGATCCGCCGCGTAGCGTCAGGGCGCAGCAGGTGTCGGGCATGTTCGATGTACCTCTGACCGACAAGCTTGCGGCCAGCTGGTCACACAACCTGCCCATCGAGGAGAGGCCGTGGCAGGTCGGTCTTGTGGTTGGGGCTTCCGGCGCTGGCAAGTCCGTTCTGGCTCGCGAACTTTGGGGTGACCGCGTTGTCGATGGCTTTGAGTGGACCGACAAGCCGATCATCGACCAGTTCCCACGCGATATGTCGATCAGGGACATCACGGCGCTGTTGACGAGCGTCGGGTTCGGCACGGTACCGGCCTGGTTGCGTCCCTACTCAACTTTGAGCAACGGTGAGCGCTTCAGAACCGATATGGCGCGTGCCGTTGCCGAGTCTGATGGCTCATTGGTTGTGGTGGACGAGTTCAGCAGCGTGGTCGACCGGCAGGTGGCTCGCGTTGCCTCCCACTGTGTTCAGAAGATGATCAGGCGCAGCAACCGGCAGTTCGTCGCCGTCACCTGTCACTACGATGTAATCGATTGGCTTCAGCCGGACTGGGTCTATGATGTTACGCGGCTTGAGTTTTCGTGGAGGTCGGTTCGACCCCGACCGGCCATGCGGCTCACAGTCCACGAGGCTTCGACCTCTGTATGGAAGGTTTTTGCGCGACACCACTATCTGAGTTCCGAAATCGCGAAGTCCGCAAAGTGTTTCGTGGCGTGCGTAGACGGCGAACTGTGCGCCTTCACCAGCTACCTGCACTTCCCACACGCCAAGACCCGCAATATCAAGATGGGTCACCGGCTGGTCGTGCTGCCGGACTATCAGGGCTTGGGAATCGCGTCGCGGCTTGAAGATTGGCTTGGGCAGTGGCTAGCTGATCAGGGCTATCGCTACCGCAATGTCGTGGCACACCCGGCGATGATCGCGCTGTACTCGCGGTCGCCCCGTTGGCGTGAGACACACTCGCGGAGCAAGTCTGTGCGGACGACATCGAAGAGCCGCAGCCTGAAGCGGCAAGCGTTGTCGAGCCGACGCCTGGTGGTGCGCTCATTTGAGTATCAGCCGCCAGCGAAAGAGCAAGTCTCATGAGAACGTTCGTGGCAGCGAAGCTGCACAACCTGCACGTGACCGATGCCAGCGTGGATTATGTCGGCAGCGTCACCATCGCGTCAGAATTGCTGGCCGAGGTCGATATCAGGCCCTATGAGCAGGTTGATGTGGTCAACCTCAACAACGGAAGCCGCTGGACGACATACGTTCTGCCTGGCGACACTCCCGGTGTGTTCACGCTCAACGGCGGCGGCGCTCGATTGGGTGTGGTCGGTGATCGTTGTGTGGTGATCGCGTACCGGCAGGCCGAGGCGTTCCCTGGTGCGCGGGTTGTGTTCTGCGATAAGGACAACCGCGTCGAGCGCAGGGTTGAGTACCGATGATTGTGTTGGAGCTTGGGCAGTATGTGGCACCGGCGTACGCGGGGATGGTGCTCGCTGAGCAGGGCCACTGCGTGGAGAAGTGGTACCAGCAGAATGACCCGGTACTGGGACTGCATAACGGCAAGCAGCTATGGAAGTGGTTGCAATACGGAAAAGTGTTGCAGGAGCGCCACTCCCGAGAGGTAGTGAACATTCCGAAGGGCCGGTTCGATGTCATCATCGACAACCATCGGGCCGACGCGTGGCAGCGGTGGGGGATCGACCCGGCCGAGGTAGCCGAAGCCCTTGATGTGGTGTGGGTTTCGCTGCGGGCCGACGACGATGAACGCAGTTTCGATGTGATTGCCCAGGCTCGCGCCTGGGGTGATCGTGGCATGTTGCCGTTCTACATCGGGGACACCGCCGCCGGTCTGTGGCTCGCCTTCAAGGCTGTCGCTACGCGTAGTTCGGGGCACTATGTGATCCGGCAGGCCGCAGCGCTCGCCAAGTTGGTCGAGGGTGAGCTTGTCGTGGATCGTTCGCAGCCGTGGGATGCGCCGGGCACCTACGGGTTTGACGAGTACGGTGCCTATGTCGAGTATCGCGGTGAACGGATCGTGGAGCCGTACCGCGACGACGACTGGCGTCGGAAGCACTTGGAGCACGACGACGGACGCTTTCGTGTCTGAGAGCAGTTGAGGGAGAACGTCAATGGCAGGCTGGGGTTAGGGCGTTGAGGGTTGACATTGATTTGACGGTTGATCCGCCGCGTAGCGCCAGGGCGCAGCAGGTGTCGGGCATGTTCGATGTAAGCCTTGACGAGAAGTTGGCGTTGTCGTGGCGGCATGACTTGCCGATTGATGACGCTGATTGGCGCGTCGGGCTTATTGTCGGGCCGTCGGGTAGTGGGAAAAGCGTTCTGGCTAAACGCATTTGGGGCGATCTGGTGCGGGAGCGTTTTGATTGGTCCGATGATGCGCCGGTCATCGATCAGTTCCCGACCGGCATGCCGATTCGCGATATCACGAACCTGTTGACAAGCGTTGGTTTCGGCACCGTTCCGGCGTGGCTGCGACCGTACTCGACGTTGAGTAATGGCGAGAAGTTCCGCGTTGATATGGCGCGCGCTATCGCTGAGTCGGAAGACCTTGTGGTTATTGACGAGTTCACGAGCGTTGTCGACCGGCAGGTGGCGCGGGTTGCGTCGCACAGCGTGCAGAAGGCGATTCGGGGTGTCGAGAATCGCCGGTTGGTGGCGGTTACCTGCCATTATGACGTGGTTGATTGGCTGCAACCTGATTGGGTGTATGACGTTGCTGCCCAAGAGTTTTCGTGGAGGTCGGTTCAACCCCGACCCAGCCTCAACCTCAAGGTCTTCAAAGCTAAGCGCGATGTTTGGCGAGTGTTTGCTCGACACCACTATCTGAGTTCGGAGCTAGTCTCTGCGGCGCAGTGTTTCGTGGCTACCGTAGATGATCAGTTGTGCGCCTTCGTGGCTTACCGGCACTTCAGCCACCCGCGTACGAACAACATCAAAATGCTGCATCGGTTGGTGGTGCTGCCTGACTATCAGGGTTTGGGAATCGCTTCGCGCCTTGCTGATTGGTTGGGGCAGTATCTCGCCGACCGTGGTTACCGGTGCAGAAACGTGGTTGCTCATCCCGGCATGATAGCGCTGCATAGCAGGTCGCCGCGTTGGCGTGAAACTAAATCGAAAGCCAGGTCTGTGCGTACGACGACATCTGATCCATGGCTTCGGAAGTTGAATATGTCGTCGCGCCGCCTCCTGGTGCGTTCGTTCGAGTATCAGCCTCCGGCACAAGGCAGGGGCGCCTGAGCGGGCTAAACGCTCTGGCGCACAAGGAGAATGGAAGGTTTTGTAGTCTGATGGCAGCACCGAAGCCTCGTCATGCGAACTTGAAGCTGATCGAAGGTAGGGGCAATGGGCGCGATAGCGGTGGTCGGAAGATCAAGACGCCGCCAGCGTTCACCCGCAAGCCACCGAAGCGGCCAAAGCACTTGTCTCCCATTGCGCTTGAGCTGTGGGACCGGGTGTGTGAGGAACTGCCGAGACTTGGCCTGTTGAAGGACATCGATGGTCCTGCGCTTGAAATGCTTTGCGAGACATACGCTGTCTGGCGGCAGGCTGTTGATGTTCGGCAGAAGAAGGGTGTGCTTGGGAAGAACAGTCAGGGTATCGTTGAGGCGCCGTGGCTGAAGGTTGAGCGTGAGTCGGCTAAGGAGTTTCGCGCGTTGTGCGCCGAATTCGGTTTGACGCCTTCGGCTGAAATGCGACTGGCTGGACCGTCGACGGGTACTGGTGAGCCGAACGCCGACAACCCGTTCGCTGGCTCGTAGGGAAGGATTCGAAGGTGTCTGAGGAACCGATCGTGAAACATCTTGGGGCTGCGACTCGTTCGCTGATCATTCTGGCGGATGAGGTGCGCACTGAGGCTCCTGCTCCTGTGCAGCTTCGTGGCTACAAGGCGAGCGGTATTCAGCTTGTTGTGAACGTGTCGGAAGTCGACGACGAGGGTTCGCCGAAGATCAAGGTTAAGCTGTCTGGCGTAGATGTGTTGAGCGACAGCACGTTTGATCTGGTGGAGTCGATTGAGATGGCGAGTGTCGGCACGCATGTGCTGACCGTGTACCCAGGCGTCGGCGAAGTCGCGAATGTGTCTGTGTCTCAGGTTCTTCCGCACGTTGTGCAGATCGGGGTTACGCATGACAATGCGGATGAGATTGCTTACAGCATCGCCGCCTACTTGCTCGACTAGGGGCTTGGCTATCAGTGGTGTGTGATGGCGGGTCAACGGAGTCGTGCGCGCACAGGTACGCGAAGTGCTAGTCGTCGCGCCAGCGGGCAGACAAGCATCGAAAAGGCTTGGGCGGAAGCTGATCTCGACGCGTTGAAGATTAGTCCGGAGGTCGCGTGGTATATGGAGTCGCGCGGCTACAAGGTGCCGGACTGTCCGCCGTTGATTAAGACGCCGGAGCCGGGCTATGTGAAAGTGTCTGCGGCGCGCGGCTATCGGTTCGATCCTGAGCGGGTTGACAAGGTGATCAACAGCTTTCGGCAGCTGCGGCACACCAAGGGTCATATGGCCGGTCACGTGTTCGAGCCTGACCCGTGGCAGGTTGCGTATGTCATTGCACCGTGGGCGGGTTGGATCACGAAGTCGCCGGATACGGGCGAATGGGTTCGCGTGATCACGTTGATGTACGTGGACCTGCCACGTAAGAACGGGAAAACCACCCTTGCCGGTGGTATCGGGCTGTACATGACTGGCGCCGATGGTGAGCACGGTGCCCAAGTGCTGAGTGCCGCAACGACAAAGGATCAGGCTTCGTTCGTGTTCGAGCCGATGCGACAGCTTGTGCTCAAGTCTGGTCTGCGTGCGTACCTGAAGCCCTACAAGTACAAGATTCTTCACCCCGCTAGCGGCTCGTATTTTCAGCCTGTCGCCAATGCGGGAGATGCGCAGCACGGTGCGGATATTCACTGCGGCATCGTCGACGAACTTCATCTGCACAAGGAGATGACGTTGATCGACGCGCTCGAAACAGGTACTGGCTCAAGGACTCAGCCGCTGATCATGTACATCACGACGGCGGACGCCGGTAAGCGTCATACGCCGTATGACGTGAAGCGTGACCGCATTGAGAAGCTGGCGAGCGGTGTGCTGAAAGACCCGACCACCTACGGTGTTGTGTTCGCTGCGGACGCGAAATCGCCTGATTTCGACCCGTTTTCGATCAAGACGATCAAGAGTGCCAATCCTGGCTTCGGTATCAGCCCGACGAAGCGTTACTTGCTCGGCGAGGCCGAGAAGGCGAAGGAGTCACCGGCTGCGTTGGCGCGATATCTGCGGCTGCACTTGGGAATTCGCACGAAGCAGGAGTTCCGGTTCATCGATGTCGAGGATTGGGATGTCAACGCCGCGATGGTCGACGCTCGAAAGCTCAAGGGAGCGTTGTGTTATGGCGGGCTGGACCTTGGTTCGACGAGTGACTTGACGGCTCTGGTGTGGGTGTTCCCGGACATGGATGACGGCGCGTTCGATGTGCTGGCGAGGTTCTGGACGCCGGAGGAGAATCTGGTGAACCTCGACGACCGGACCGCGAATGCTGCGTCTACTGAATGGGTTCCGCAGGGTTGGTTGCGCACGACGCCGGGCAATGTCACGGACTACCGCTTCATCAAGAAGCAGATTGACGAGGATTTGTCGACGTTCGAGGTTGCCGAGATTGCGTACGACCCTTGGCACGCGCAGGAATTGGTGAATGACTTGGTGAACGATGGCGCACCGATGGTAATGATGCGGCAGGGTTATGCGTCAATGTCTGCGCCTACCAAGGATTTTCAACGTTTGGTGAAAATGGGTGCGCAGCTCGACGAGGATGGGCACCCGGTCAGGCCGATCATCCGGCACGGCGGCAATCCCGTGTTGCGTTGGATGATCGACAATTTCGCTGTCCAGATGGACCCGGCGGGGAATGTGAAGCCGGACAAAGTGAATGCGGGCGACAAGATCGACGGCGTTGTGGCGCTGATCATGGCTTTGGGTCGTGCGCTGGCGAACGCGCCGGACGACAGCGAAGTGTGGGGCTTGTACATGTGATGTGGCGCAACAAGATTGGAGAGTGGTGATCAACAACATGTCTGGGCTGCTGGCGGTAGTCGGGTTGGCGGCGATTATCACCGGAGTTGTTCTGCACTTCGGTGTCGCCGCCGGTCTGATCGTCGGTGGGGGCCTGGTGCTGCTCGTGTCGGGTCTGTTGTACGACCCAAAAAACAAGGGCGGCACGGGAAAAGGCAACGACGGTAATGGTCCGATGTTGAGGTCGGTCTGAGGCTGTGAACCTGTTAGAACGTATCCGTGGCCGGTTGCTCGGCGAGAGTAGCCGTGATTTCGGGTCGGTGGATGACTACATCAGCCTGTATAACCAGTTCTTCTACAACGGTTTTGGGCATTTGTTCACCGGAGGCGCCGTTCAGCAATCGCTTGGCGGTGAGACGACGGAGCCTCCCTCGTCCACGTTCGTCGGTTTGGCCACGAACGCGTACGCGGCAAGCGGGCCGGTGTTCGCGTGCGAGATGGTGCGAATGCTGGTGTTCTCGTCGGTGCGTTTTATGTGGCAGAACATCATTGACGGCAAGCCATCCGATCTGTGGGCCGACGATCCGAGTCTTCGTCTGCTGCAACGTCCTTGGAGCGGCGGCACGACGCAGGACTTGCTGGTGGCGATGATCCTTGACGCCGATCTTGCCGGTAACGCGTATATCATGCGCAACGGCGATGAGCTGGTGCGGCTGCGTCCCGATTGGGTGCATATCGTGTTGGAGCCTCGTGCTGTGTACGGTGGTCCCGGTGCTGTCGGTGGCGGCCAAATCGGTTACCGCAGAGTCGGTTACATCTACCAAGAGGGTGGTGTCAACAGCGGTGAGTCGGAGCCGGTGTTCCTCGACGTAGACGAGGTTGCGCATTTCGCGCCGGTGCCGGACCCGCTGGCGTCGTATCGCGGAATGTCTTGGCTTACACCGGTTTTGCGCGAGGTGTGGGCCGATCACGCGATGACTCGGCATCAACGAAAGTTCTTCGATCAGGGCGCTACGCCGAACATGATCGTGAAGTACCAGCCGGGAATGACGCTGGAAAAGATCAAGGCGTTCAAGGAGCTCCTGGAAGAACGCCACACAGGTGTCGACAACGCTTACAAGACACTGCATTTGGCGCCCGGCGCGGACCCTGTGCCTGTCGGCGCCACGCTGCGGCAGGTGGACTTCAAGGAGGTTCGCGGCGCTGGCGAGACGCGTATCGCCGCAGCGGCTGGTGTTCCGCCTGTAATCGCCGGTTTCTCAGAGGGTTTGGCGAACGCCACCTACTCGAACTTCGGGCAGGCTCGTCGTAAGTTCGCCGATGCGACGATGCATCCGTTGTGGGAGAACGCTGCTGGCAGCTTGGAAGTGATCATGCCGAAGCCTCGTCGGCGCGGTATGCACCGGCTGTGGTACGACGCCACGGGTGTGCCGTTCCTGCGCGAGGACGAGAAGGATGCAGCCGAAATCGCGCAGATTGAGGCAGAGACGATCAACAAGTTGATCACTGCTGGATACACGCCGGAGTCCGTTGTGAAAGCCGTTACGGCACAGGATTGGCGGCTGCTTGAGCACACAGGGTTGACCAGTGTGCAGCTTATGGAGCCGGGTTCGCAGCCGGGCACGGGTAAGCAGGATGATGATGAGCCGCAACGGAATCGGGCTTTGGCCCCGACCAATGGGAGGATTGTCCGTTGAGCGAGATCGAACGTCGCAGCGCGGTCCCTGCGGGGAGCGGTATCAGACAGGCGCCTTTTGCGTTGCGGGACAACGGCGATAGCGAGATCGAAGGCGACGGCTGGACCCTCGACGGCTACGGCGCTGTGTTCAATCGCATGACTGTCATCGACAGCTGGGAAGGCGTGTTCCGTGAACGTATTGCGCCCGGCGCGATGCGGAAGTCGTTCCGGGAGAATCCGCCAATTGTGCAGTTCGACCACGGTCGCCACCCGCTGATCGGATCGTTCCCGATTGCGAACCTCCGTTTCGCGCGCGAGGAAGTGGACCCGGAGCTGGCGCCTGAGGGTGGTGCGCATATCGTCGCTGATATATTCCGGCACTTGTTTTTTGAGCCGTTGCGGGAGGCTATCGCCGCTAAAGCTGTGCGCGGCATGAGTTTCCGCTTTTCGGTTGTGCGTGAGAAGTGGGAGACCGCTGACGGCAAGGTAATTCGCGACGAGGACGAGTTGTTGAGCGAGTTGCGACGTACGTGGAGCGGCGATGTTCCGGAGGAAGAGTTGCCGATTCGGACGTTGCAGGAGCTTCGGGTTCCCGAGATGGGGCCGGTGGTTTGGCCAGCGTACAGCGAGACGTCGGTGAGTGTTCGCGGCAAGCAGGTGATCGATCTTGCGGAGCTTGACCGCGATCCCGAGACGCGCGTTGCGTTGGCACGTAAACTTTGGGCGATGCCTGCTGTGGGCAAGTCCAGGGAAACACAGTCGAGGTCGGACGACGCGCCGCAAGCCACGGTGCCGGAGGCCAGCGCGGAACAGCAGTCCGCGCAAGTGGCTTCACGCGACACCGCCGGGGAGCACCCGTCGTCGCCCTCAGCGAGAGGTAGTGACGCGCCGCGATCCACTGATCAGGGTCACCGCGAACGCGCTGTGCGCCAGCGTGATTCCCTGTCAGCCGGTAAGCACCCGTCGAAACCGCAACCGCGTGAACGTATTACCAAGACAACGATTGCTCGCGAACTGGTGCGTTCACGAAAAGTGTTGATGTCCATCAATCCAATCGGAGGTAACGATGCCTGAAGACCTGCCGGTCAATGACGGCGGCGATCAGGGTCACGACGACGAGCGCCGCTCGGCTGGGCCGACCCTGACCCATTCGCAGGCCGTGAACCGTCTGCATGAGATTCGTGCAGAAATGCAGCGGCTCAACGAACTTGATCGCCTCACCCCGGAGGACGAGGCGTACTTCATCGAACTTCGCGATGAGTTCGACGAGGTCGACGAGCACCGTAAGCGCCTTGAGCGCAAGCATGAACTGGCTCGGATCAATCGGGCTGCCGAGAACGTGGACAAGTCGATTCGCGGATTGCGCCTGATTCCTGGCAGCACAACGGGTTCGCGCAGCGACGAGTACGACCGTGACCCGATTCTGCACCCGGATTCGGTGGAGGACTGCCGATTCCGTGATCCGTGGGATCTGAGTGAGGTTCGCACTTTCGGGCGTGACCCGTCCGATGTGTCGCAGGAGCTGCGTTCGCGCGCGCTGTCGGCGATTGAGAAGATGCAGGGCGCCAGCGACCGAATCCGTTCTGCCGCAACGGATATGCTGGAGAAGTTCGACACTCGCGACGCGAAGATCGCGCAGTTCATCCTGCATACCTCGAAGCCTGCCTATATGCGTGCGTGGGCGAAGATGGCGTGCAACCGGGCGAACACGCTGACCGTTGAGGAACAGCGTGCGCTGGCTGAGGTCGACCGGTTCCGGTCGATCACGCTGACCGACGCCAAGGGTGGCTATCTCGTTCCGTTCCAGCTGGACCCGACGCTGATCATCCTGTCCGGCGGTGTGCGCAACGACATCCGCCAGGTTGCGCGGCAGGTTGTGGCGACCGGCGATGTGTGGCACGGCGTTGCCTCGTCGCATGTCCAGTGGCGTTGGGCGGCTGAGGAATCCGAGGCCACCGATGGTGCGCCGACCTTCAGTCAGCCGACGATCCCGAACTACAAGGCAGACGGGTTCGTGCCGATTTCCATTGAGGCACTTGCCGATGAGGCGAATGTCGCGCAGGAGGTCGGTCGTCTGCTTGCCGGTGGCAAGACGGACCTTGAGGCCGATGCGCTGATCAACGGCACCGGCTCGGGTCAGCCGACCGGCCTGATCACCAAGCTGAAATCCGCTGGCGCTACTGTGGTTCTGCCGTCGGACACCACGGACACGTTTGATCTCGCCGATGTGTACAAGATTCAGGGAGCGCTGCCCGCGCGGCACCGCGCGAACGCCGCGTGGCTCGCGAACAACCTGATCTACAACCTGATTCGGCAGTTCAACGAGGACTACGGCGGCTCACTGTGGACCGACCTGTCCGCTGATCGTCCCGCAATGCTGTTGGGCCGCAGCGCACTTGAGGCTGAGGCCATGGACGGGGTGATCAACACGTCGCAGGACAACTACGTGCTGGTGTTCGGCGATTTCGAGAACTACGTGATCACTGACCGGCTCGGCATGGCTGTCGAGTTCATTCCGCACCTGTTCGGCACCACGAACGGGTTCCCGACCGGGCAGCGCGGCTGGTACGCCTACTACCGGGTTGGCGCGGACGTTGTGAACACCAACGCGTTCCGTCTGCTGAACGTCACCTAGTCCCTTTGGGAGGCTGAGGGATTGGCAAACGGTCCCTCAGCCTCCCTGTCTATTCTCGGAAAGGCTTGCCACACAACATGACTGTGTTACGAGCGAAGAGTTCATTCGCATATACCCGGCCTGATGGTTCCACGGCAGTGATGAAGCGCGGAACGCTTGTGCAGCACGACGATTCGGTCGTCAAGGGTCGGGAAAAGATGTTCGAGACTGTTGAGCGCACCGTTGAGCGCGCGCAGCAGCGTACGCAGCCGGTGAAGGCTGCGCCGAAGACGGAGACGGCGACGAGTGAGCCGGACGAGCGTCGGTCTCTGTCAGCCCCTCGTAAACCTCTGCACCACAAGGGTGGCGGCGGTTCGTCATCGAAAATCGTTGGGGGTGAATTGGGGGTGAAAGGTTAAATGAGGTATACCCTCTACACTCACGCTCTCGTCTACGAGGCGCTGAAGATCACAAACGTTACCGCCGACGGCGATGTGAACGGCACGGCTGTTGATCTTCTGAAGAATCAGAACGCTTTTCGCGATTCGGTGCTGTTCGTGTTCCAGACCGGAACCATCACCGACGGCACCTACTCGGTGAAGCTTGAGGAATCGGACAACGGCACCGATTGGGAAGAAGTGCCGGAGAACCGAATTCAGGGTGAGCTGCCCGAGTTCGGAAGCGACGACGACGATGCTGTGGCTGAAGTCGGTTATATCCCAGCCGGTTTCCGCTATGTGCGCGTTGTTGTGACCGCTGAAGACACTAGCTCCGGCGGTACATTGTCGGCTGTGGCGGTGGCTAACGGAGCTTCGTCGTCGCCGGTGAAGCGGGCCTAGTCGGAGCGCGAAAACCGCTGTGGCTGAACTAACCCCGCAGGACGTGGCCGACTACACGAACAATCGGCTGCCTGCTGACGACCCTGAGACTCAGCGGCTGCTCGATTACGCGTTGGCGGCTGTGCGCAACTACTGCGAATGGCACGTGACCCCTCCCCGTGACGAGACATTGGTTTTCGACGGGGAGGGTTCACGCATTCTCGTGTTGCCGACCATGTATCTCGTCGAGTTGAAATCCGTTGAGGAAAACGGGCATTCGCTCGACGTGAGCGGATTGGTCGCTTCGGCGTACAACGCCGGGAAGCGCACGCCGGTACGGTTGCGTAAGCGCAGCGGTGGCGTGTGGGCGATGGGTTACAGCAATATCGTCGTCGAAATGACTCATGGTTTTGACGAGGAGGACGCGGCGGATTTCAGGCTTGCCGTGCTCGACGCCGTTGATCGCTTTGCGCAGACCAAGGGCAATGTGAGCGTCGGTGGCTTGAAGCGCTATGACGTTGACGATGTGAAGCGTGAATGGTTCGACCCGCGTGCTGGTGATTTCGCTGAGCGAGTCATCAATGAGCGGCTGGTGGAGCCGTATCGAATTCTGTTGCCGCACTGATGCTCAACGATTCGATTCAGGTTAGGCACCGGCTGACCGGCGAGAACGCCGCAACAGACGATTGGGGTGTGCCGGTCGGCTACAGCGAATGGAAAACCGTTGCGGGCGTTCGGTTCAGGCCGCTAAACGCTCAGGAGCAGGTGGCGTTGACCGACCGCGCGTCGGAGACATGGAAACTGACAGCCCCGCCTGTGCCGGACATTCTGGCTATCAAGGCGGACAGTCAAATTCAGCACAACGGAATCATCTATGAGGTGGATGGCGGTATGCGACCGTTCACCGATGCTTCCGGTCAGCTATTCAAGGTCACCGTCATGTGTAAGAGGCAGCAAACGCAAATCGCGTAGCTGGTAAGGAGATTCAATAACGATGCGTTACCGTGTGATCGCTCCGGTTGTCGTGACTGCCGCAGATGGCAAGTCTGTCAAGCATTTCCGCAAAGTCGGTGAGGTTATCGATATTCCGAACAGCGCTGAGGCGCAGCAGCTGGTGAGCAGTGGCTACGTGGAGCCGGTGCAGTCAGTTGCGCCGCAGCCTCAGCCGGTGGCTAAACCCGCTGCGGCGCCGGAGGATAAGAAGAAGTCCTGATGGCGTCGTGGGAGGACGAGCCAGCGTTGCGCGACGCGCTGGACCGTCTTGGTTTCACTGTTGACGACATCTATCGCGAGTACGGCAGTGAAATTGAGTCACAACTGAATTCCCGCGCGGATGACGTCGAGAACTTCTGGGTGTCGATCTCGCCGGTCGACACCAGAGAGTATGTGAAGTCGTTCGAGCGGGAAGCGTTCACGGACAGCAAGCGCAGACCGGTACGCCGCGTGATCAACAAGGCAAGGCATGCGCATATCCTCGAATACGGCTCGAAACACACCGATCCGCAGGCGATTCGCGCGAAAGTGGCGGATCAGTTCGGGTGTGAGGGGCGGTACATGGACGATGAGTGATCCGCTTCTGTTGCCGTGGAAGGCGCCGGATGGCGTTGGGGCACTTATTAAGTGGATTAGTGAAGTCGTTCAGGCTGGTGCGACCAAGCCTCCCGGCGCTGGCTATCCGTACGCAATGGTCCGGCTCATGCCGGGTGGGTCCGACGACAAGCTCACCTATCGCGGCGTGTACGCGGTACACGTGTTCGATGTAGCCCGCAATGGTGTGTCGGCGGTCAAAAACGCAAGGGATGCAGCTGATCTGGTGCATAGGCGTGTCCTTGCGTTCGGTCCTCCGTTGATGCCGCAGCAATCGGTTGTGTTGCCCGACGGAACGGTTGTTATGCCGGACACCGTGGAAACGAAGACGGCGACCGAATGGGTGCAGTACAGCGAGGACGGCTCGGTGGAACAGTTCGTCACCGAGTACGACATTTCGTGGCGCTATCAAGCTGCGTAATGATTGCGCACCAGGTTTCACACAGTCAAAGTTGTTGGACGCCCAGCTGTTTCGCACAGCGGGCATAAACCACGAGGGAGCATGATATGGCTCTGCCTGATACTGGTGGATCGTATGCCGAAGTGTTGCAGCCGGGTATCAACCCCTTGGCTGTGCGCAAAGGCATCATCACCGATGTGTTTGTGCGGGACTATCTTCAGTCGTCTACGAATCTCGCCGATCCATCGGCGGGGCTTGGCGATGACGGGTACTTCACGCCTTACGCGAAGGACGGTCAGGTCCGCAAAGACTTGCTGGTGACCGCCGACGGGCCGAATCTCGGTTTCTACCATGTGGGTATGCTTGGCGCAGACGGGATTTCGTTCGATCCGAACATGGATATGGAGGAAGTCCCGGTGGCGCAGTCCCTGCGGCCAGCGCGCGTCGACATCACTCGCGAGGGTGAGACGTTCGAGATTGTCGCACTGGAAATGACACCACTGGTGCGCTATCTGGTCAACGAAATCCCGCTCGTCAGTGTGCCCGACGTGGGTACCGCGAACCTGACGATTCCAAAGCCTATGGAAGCGACAATCGTTGAGCGGCAGTTTATTCTGTTCGGTTTCGACGGTGAGCATCGCTTCGCGCGGACCATTCCGCGTGCCGCGAAGACGAACGTCGCCGAGTTCAAGTGGGCGCGAGAAGGTAAGGAAGGCACCGGCGTTCGCATGACGTTTATGGTGCTGCCGTGCCCGTACGTGAACAAGCCTGTGCTGGAACATTACGACGGCTCGGCGTGGCGCGCGCTGGGCGGTTATCCGAAGTTCAGTTCTGCGCCAACAGCTTCCGCTGTTGCTGGCGGCAAGGCTACGGTGTCGTTCGCTGAGGCTGTGGGGAAGAACGATCCGTTCACCTATGTGCTTGAGCAGGCGGACACGGCGAACGATCCGCTGGAATGGGTGGAGGCGTCCCTTGACGGCACGCCGTCAATCGTCGGTCCGACGGTGACGATGAGCGTCAAGGACTTGACGCCGGGGGACAATTACAAGTTCCGCGCTGTCGCCACCGGTACGAATCAGCTGTCGGCAGTTTCGTTGCCGTCCAACGAGATTACCGCCCTTGGCCCGTAGCGGGTTGAAGTCTCCCACCGGGGAGGGTTTGACTGTGGCCCTCCCCGGTGGGCCTCAATCACAGTCGTACACAGTCGATTTCGAGAAAGGACACAGTCACCATGAGCGATAAGCGGCGACGCTTCAGTCTCGAAGAAGCGCTCGCGCAGAACGCCGAGTACTTCGGGTTCGATATCTGCGACGAGATCGAATTGAACGGCGAGATATTCGAAATCCGTTACCGCGAACTGCTTGACGCCGAGACGCGTGAACGGCTGAACAAGGTCTATCAGATGTACGCCGAGTGTGACCGCGAGGAAATTCAGATATCCGACGGCAAAGGCGGTTACACGACAATCGTTGGCGCATACAAGGAGCCGCGCACCTACAAGGGTGAACTGTTCGACCTCGACGAGCACATCGGTCGCGCGGTGTGGGGAGACGAGAAGTATCAGCGTTGGATTGACGCCGGTGGCCCGCCGGGGATGATTCAGATTGTCTGGAACCGTATGCGGCATCAGTTCACGACGAGGTTGAACGCCGACCCCAAAAGTCGCTGAGGCATTTGCGATTTGGCTCGACTATGCGCCGCAGATTGAGTTCGATCTTCGGAATTTCTGCGGCGTGCGTATCGGCGACTGGTTGACCGGCAGGATCAGTAGCCGCGAATTCCTCGTTCTCGTAGAGGGTTTGATTATGACTCAGGAGCGTTCCTGGCTTCGCGCGGTTGTCTCCGCCGATCTTCGGGAACGCAAAGAGAAAGAGTCGCGACGGCGTATGAAGGAAGCCCGCGCGATGCTGCTGGCGGAAGCGTACGGCAGGCCGCTTGATATGGCGGACATCGAAGATTGAGAGGAACACAGTCAGCATGGTTCAGGAACTGAAACCTGAAGTGCGTCAATCGATTCGGGGTATTCCGACGCTCGACGAGGCGGTCGACGAGCTGGCGGAAGCCTTTGGCTTTCAGCCGCATTACGACTTCCGTGTCGGCGACGAGGTTTACCGAATCACCTACAAACAGTTCTATTCGGCTGATGTGCAGCGCCGGATCGACGCTGTTGACAAGTCGCTTGAGGATTGCGACAAGGACGAGAACGGTTTGTTCCTGCTTCCGTTGCGGCGCAACGGCGTTCTGTTGCCCGACTCGCGAGATGCTTTGCGGCTCATCGCGATTTGGGGTGAAGAGAAGTACCGCCGTTTTGAGGCCGCTGGCGGGTCTCCCGACCTGTTGAGCATTGTGTGGGAGCGGCAGGAGATGGATATTGCCGCCAAACGCGCTGAGCGGGAACGCAGGAGGTAGCCCGCATAGATGACACTGGATGCGCCCAATTCGCCCATCAGAATCGATCTGAGGGCGAATTGGGCGCATTCGCGCATATACGCAAACCTGTTGGAAGGCTGGTGACTGGCTAGTGCCTATCGGTATCGACATCAAGACCCGACTTGACGCCGGTTCTATGCAGGAAGCCGCCCGGCAGGCCGAGAACGCATTCGCTGGTGCT